TTTTCTGTAACAGCATCAGCAATAATACCTACACTACCTATTGTAATAGATAAACTATTGCCTGTTACAGTTACCGCAACATTATTGTCGGGTCCCGATGTAGCAAATGGTAATGCTGATATTGCGTCAAATCCTAAACTCATAAATAATCCTTATAAAGGATGCAACGGGTGGTATGTGGTGGTGTCCGTTGCACCCATCATAAGGTTATATCACTATAAAATCAAAGTATCAACTTTTTTAAAAGTATTCCAGTAAAATTTGAATTAAAGGAAATAATAATTTTAGTTTTATTTGATGTATTTATTGGCGATCTGTGAATTATATGTGCTGGAAAAGTAAATAATTGACCCTCTTTGATTTCTATTTCATCAATAACTTTATTTTCTATTATGTCATATAATTGTGTTTTAATTTTTTCTTCTGGCAAATTAACATAATAAACATTTGTAAAATTTACATGAGGGTGCCAATGCCAACCATGTTTGTCTTCTTTTTTATAAATTTGATACCAAGCATTTAAAATATCCCAAGAATTGCTTTTAAGTTTATTAGCCATTGTGTTCATGTATGGTCTTATCATTGAATAAAAAAAATCTAAATATTCTCTTTTTGTATTCTTGGGTAAATTCCAATCTGTTCTTGATATATTATCATTTTCATTTGAAATATTAAATTCCTCCATTTTATAAATCAGAGATATTAATTTTTTTTTGATTTGATTGTGTTCTTTTATATCTGTAATTATGTAAAAAGATTTTAAAGGTAAAATTTTCACAATATTAATTCTGTTAATTTAGTATTTTCTCCCAAAGTACCTTTATAAAAAGTATTAAAAGCTAAACTTATTCTAGTATTAGTTCCTTTTTTTACATCTACTTGATGAGTTGTTGAAGATGGAAACATAACCAATTGACCTGTTTCAACAGGAAACCACCATGAAGTAGAGTTCCAAACATTATATTTGTTTTCTTCTACATCAGCAAAAATTTGTTGATAATCTCTTTGACTAAAAAATTTAATCATATCGTTATCTTTATCTGAATCAAAATATAATACGCCAGATATAACTGAATTAGGGTGTTCATGTTTATGATGATATTGATTTGCTTCAGTAAAATTTAACCAAGATTGAGTTACATAGAGTTTAAGATTTTTTTCTTTTGGACATATAATTCTTTGAAGATAATCTTCACAAGCTGTATCAATAATTTTTTTAATATTTTTTAATTCTTTTCTATTTAGAATATAATTATCAATACTACTAACATTACCCTCATTTTTAGTTGTATGGTTTTTTTGTGCTTCTACAAATTTTAATTCTTGTTTTGTAAAAGGTCTATCCATATTTGTCATATAGATAGGAGTTGGAAATAGATTTTGAATTGTAGGTTCTTTCATTAATAACACCAAGATACAAAAGAATATCTTGTTCCATGTTTAATTGGTTTAATTAAATGAGGATATAAAAATACAGATGGAAATATAATTAAATCTCCACTTTTAAATTTAATTTCATAATCATCAAACATAATAAATTCTCCACCTTTATAATCATCATTTAAAAGACCAACAATACTTAAAATTGGTATTCCTCTAATATTGCCTGTAAATAATGATGTGATATGATCACAATGTTTAGACATAATTTGATTTTCTTTATATCTATTAAATCTTATTGAACTAAAACCTTTCCAACCTTGAAAAGTATCTCCACCTAATTTTTCTATTACAATATATTTTTCTAATGCTTTCCAAGTTAAATCATGTAATTGTTTAATATAAGTAAGATTATTGCCATAACAAACATTTAATTCTTTATGTCCATTTTTTGATTCAGCCTTAAAATCTCTATCTGTATATTGATGTTGTTGCCAATTTTTATTTTCAGATAATTCTTGAATAGTTTTTTGACAAATATTTTTAGGAATCCAATTATCTAATTTAAGTATATAATTTTTTAAATTCACACCACTAATTTAATTTATGCTTGTTTTAAATCCCAACTCCTATTATCCTCATTCCATTTATAATAATTATTACTATCAATTTGTTCTTGTGTCAATGTTGGTTCAGGAATTGGTGGATTCCATAAACAAGTTGTTTCATTAAATATCCAACTATTATGAGGTTTTGGTGGAATAAAAGCATCTCTAGTTTGATCGTAAGTGAAACCTATTCCAGCATAATTTTTTCTAAATGGTGTTCCACCTGATTGATGTTCTCCACCAATAGTATTGTAAGATGTTTGTTTCCATACATCATTTGTACCATAAAGATTATTTAAAAAATCTACACCAGCTTGTTCAGTTGTTGCAACATCATTAGATACTACTTCAACTCTTTCAACTATATTACCAACTCCTAATTTACAAAAATGTGCCATTATGCTGTATAACTCCCTGAACCTGTATAAGTTAATATTGTATCTGAACCAGATGTTGAAACTGTTGGAGAGCCTGTTGTTGTACCTGTGTAATCTGATGTTGCTAATCTTAAAATTACAACACCACTTCCTCCAGCACCACCATTTCTTGGTGCAGAATTTGCACCCCCTCCTCCACCACTTCCTGTATTTGTAGTTCCAGCAGTACCATTTCCTGCTGGGTTTGGGGTATTTCCTCCTCCACCATCACCTCCTGGTGTTGTAGATGGTGCTATACCACTACTCGCACCAGCACCCCCACCAGCTCTTGTAACTGGAGTTCCTGTAATAGAAGATGCTAAACCATCTCCACCATGACCACCACCATCTGTACCACCAGCCTCTATAGCACCACCTCCACCACCTGATGATGGAGAAACACCACCCTCTCCATTAAAACCTTGATTAGCTGTTCCACTTCCTCCTGAACCTCCTGGTGCAGAACCACCACCTGAACCACCAGCATTTCCTGGTGTAGCACCACTTGCCGCTCCATATCCACCTCCAGCAGATGTAATTGTTGTAATACCTGTTCCTGAAATAGATGAAGCAGAACCATTATTTCCTGATCTTTGTGGTGATGTTACTGTAGCACCTCCACCACCTACTGTTATTGTGTAAGTTTCTCCCTGCACTAATTCTAAAGCAGTTTCAGCAGATGCTCCACCACCTGAACTTTCAGTAGAGTAAGAATTTCTATAACCTCCCGCTCCACCTCCGCCTCCTGTATCTTGTCCACCAGAACCCCCACCACCAATAACTAAAAAATCTGTTGTGACAGGTTGTGGAACTTCATCAGTAACATCATCATCTGAAGTTGGAATCCAACCTTGTGTTGCACCAGAATAAACTATTCTTACTGATTGACCATTTACATCATAAACAGGATTAGGAGTTGAAAAACCTTGAAAATTTAAACTATTTTGATTTACTGTAACTGCGTTAGTTCCCCATGTTCTTGCATAATCTGAAAATTCTATTGTGTCTCCAACACTTGCTGATGCTGGAAGTGTCATTGTCACTGCCGCTGAAGTAGTGTTAATCCAATAACCTTCACCAGCTACTGCTGTGAATGCAGAAGTTTTAATAGCAGATTGCCATGATAAAGCTGCTCCTTCTAAAGTAGCACCTGCAGCAACTTGTACGGTATCACCAGATTTACCAATAGTAACCGTATTGGCATTTTCGTTGATAATATTATTACCGTCTTGGTCCTGAATTGTATCTACTTTAATTATACTAGCCATATTATATTAAATCCCATGTTTGATTTTGTTCATTCCAATTATATCTTTGACCATCTGTAGGATAAGCAACTGGTGCTTCCCATTGACAAGTAGTCTCATTTAATGTCCAACTATTATAAGGTTTAGGTGGAATAAATGCATCTCTAGTTTGATCATATTTAAAACCTATTCCAGCAAAGTTTTTTCTAAAAGGTGTACCACCTAGTTTATGAACACCACCTCTTGTATTAAAAGATGTTTGTTTCCAAGCTGTTCTATCTTTATATAAGTTTTGTAAAAACTCAACACCAGCTTGTTCAGTTGTTGCAATATCATTTGATACCACTTCAACTTTTTCAATTATATTTCCTGTTCCTAATTTTGCAAAATGTGCCATTATGGTGTGTAACTCCCTGAACCTGTGAATGTTAATATTGTATCTGTTCCATCAGTAGTAACTGTTGGACTCCCAGTTGTTGTTCCTGAATAATCTGCTGTTGGCATTCTTAAAATAACAACTCCACTTCCACCATCTCCACCATCTTTTGGAGTTGAAATACCACCTCCACCACCACCTCCACCAGTATTTACAGTTCCATCTTGACCATTTCCAGTACCACTTT